GTTCCGTACGGCGAGATGCCAACTGTGCGTCCCGTTATGTACGCTCCGGTCTCAACGCCCGTGCACCCAGGACAACCACCAACACCAGAGCCCCCCATCGAGAACTTGAAGTACGACATAATGCCGGTCATTATGTTCACGCCCGGTGGCATCGGGTACGTGTTGCGCTTGAAGGGGATCGGTGCACTCACGGTGCCACCAGACACCAGTAGGCAGTCGATGTACTGCGGGTGGATCGCGACAGCCGTCGCCTGATAGGGGAGGAAGTAGGTCATCCCCGAGACGTGCGATAAAGGCGCGAACGTATGATCCAGCGGCAGGTAGATGTGTTTTGCGAGACGAGCGTTCACGCCCGCCCACATAACGATGATGCTGTCGCCGACCGTTGCTCCCGTCCAATCGCGAGCGCGCTCTACCGAGAACAGCACATTGTAGTTGCTCTCTGCTCCAGTGCTATCTCCCGTTAGGACCGATATGTTGGAGCACGTCTTCGGCATCGATGTGTCTTGAATGACGGGCTTCGCTTCGAACATGAACCAAACCACGCGATCCGTTCCGGCTGAGCCGAAGCATTCGCGTACAGTCGCGTTGTTGCCGTTCGTCGTGATCGCTGGAGCCGTCTGCGAGTACTGATCGATATAGAGCGCTGCGCGATCTCCATCGTTCGCGTCAACGAAATTGCCGGCGCCATCAGTCTTCGATCCGATCGAGAACCAGACGCCGGGTGTATTTTGCGCGGCGCCAGAACCGAACGCGAGCTTCAGATATACCGGCTTCGTCGACTGCAGCGAGTCGTCCATCCGGTACACCGCATAGCCCGCCTTCGTGTTCGCTGCACCAGGACGCGCCACCGTCGTGAAGTTGATCTGTCCGGTGTCTGCAGTCTGAATCCAGCCACCAGTGACTGTCATAACGCTGTGGATGATATTGATCCACGCGCGAAAGTTGGCGTCGGTATCGTTGATGGGGGCTGCTGTGCCTGCAAATGTTGCCATCGTTAGGCTTCCGCTGATACGACAGTCGCGGTGACCGTCACCGTGCCCGTCGTAGCCGAGAGGTTTTCCACCGTGTAGTAGATCGTGAACGCAGCCGGCGAATCCCCGTTGTAGAGGAGCACCGGCGGTGCGATGTACTTCGTATGCACCGTCAGCCAGATTGAATCGAGAAGTACGCCTATGCCCGCTTGCGGCGCTGTGGTATGCGCCCGCGACGCATCGCTTGATTGCGTCGCAGCAATCGCATAGAAGCGTAGTCGACACGCTCGGTTAACCGAGATGTAGAGAAGGTGCTGCGCAGGCGCAAGGAAGCTCACGGACGACTGCGACATCGCGTTAGGCGCCAGCGAGGCAGTCGTGAAAATAACCTGACGCCGCGAAGGCAGCCCCCCGGTTCCCGACCCGCTCGATAGCAGAAATTGCTCGACGAGACGTCGGAACTCCTGCTCATTATCCCGGTCGTAGTGCGGCTTGGTTTCCGGGACCGTGAGCTTAACGACCGCGTGCGGAAGTCGAGCCACTAGCGCCGCCCCTGTTTCCTAACGCCGATACGGAAGTCGCCGAGCCTCCAATCTTTCACGACATTCTCAATGAAGTCGAACCACATCTGACGTGCTGTGAAGCGAACCGGTATAGGCGCGGCATTGCCTAACGTGATATCGGCCGAGAGGGTCGGCGTATCTGTTGGATTGTACGATTTGCGGATGCGCATCTTGAGGTCCCCGCGCGTGTTCTCATCAGGCAACACGCTCTGCACACGATAGACGTAGTCACCGTTGTCGATCTCGTACGGACCGCTGCGGATAAAGGGCGCTGACGGGAGCGTGCCCGTCGAAGATTCGTGCTCATAGATCGTCCCTTGACCGACGCTGCCGTTAGGCGCTAGTCCACTGACCCATACCGGAGCCGGCAGCACTTCACGGTCTACTCCGCAAGCGCGGGTGAGTACATGCGTCGTCCAATGGTTCTCGCGATAGTTATAGACAACCGCTCGATCATTCTCGACCGATCCCGCTGACGGGTAGAACCACCAGATTTCACCGAACTCGGAGTTATTGATCGCGTTCACGAGCGCACGGTTCGTGTGGTTGAAGCTGCCGAACACGTAGTCCGACACCTCACACGGGACCGGCGACACGCGGCCGTCGAACATGTAGAACGATCGCTTCCCCATCCAGTAAGCACGCGACTCTACTACAGATACCGCGTTAGGCGCTATGATGCCACAATTATCGCCCACCTGATCGAACGAGTAAATGAGGTCGCCGCCGATATAGTTCGCTGCCCAGACATCGACATCAGTGAAGAGAAGCGTCTGCCGGCGCGTACGACGCCCCGACATCAGGCGCCCCTTCGTCGAGAGAGGAAAGTCGCCCGCTGAATTTGTTGCGGTCTCGGTCCAGTCAGTCAGGCTTTCTTGCGATGCCCACTTCACGAGCCGCGAGTCAGCGGTTGTACCTAACGCGAACACAAAGCGCTCTGGAGTCACCACGACGCCACGCACGCCTGTCGGCGAGTTGGTCATCTGCACGAAGTCATTCGCAGTGTTGCCGTCCCACGAATACATCTTCCCGTCGCTCGTTAGGACACCAACCAAGAAGTCCCCGAAGTTATCCAGGGTCCAGGTGTCTGCGTCCGTGAGCGTGCTCGACAGAGAGAGTCCGCCATATGGCCCGCACCCGTAGCAGCCAGCCCCGTACACCCCTGAGCCGTCCGAATAGACGCCGGTACATGATCCAGCCACGATGCCGGCTGGGGTGATCTCGGTCAGCGCTCCAGCGGTCACCACGTAGGCCTTCGACGACGTGCCTATGCCTAACCGGATCGCGCCAGAGTTGCCTCGGTACGAGTACGCGAAGCGCGGGCACCCCGTGACGAGACCGATATCCGCGCCCGTCGAGTCCTGCAGCCGCTGGAAACGACCAATAGGCCTAACGGTGCCCTCAAAGAAGCGCACGAAGTTGCCGTCGATCCAGCGCCCTTTGCCCTGATACTCGGTGCCGTTCTTGTAGTAGCCGGGCGGCAACTTCACGATCATCAGTTTCTCTTGCATGCTACTCCTCTATCCAGCGTGCTGCTACGTTGCGCCGCCTAACTAGTGCGCGCATGACGCGCCCCGCGGCGTAGACCCAGCGCCTCATCTCTTTTCCGGCATCCTTCCAATCCCCGTCTGCTACCCGGCGACGCAGCGTCGAGCCCCGGTACCTGCTAGAGCCTAGATTGAAGATGAAGTCGGTCAGCGCGGCTGTACGCCGTTCTGGCTCCTTCAATACGTTAGGCGACATCGCCACAGCCACGTCACGCGCGCCGCGGAGATCGCTCTTGAGGAGCGCTTCACCTATCTCGGCGCTTATCGGTGGATGATCCATCGAAGGAATGCGGTGCCCGAAACCGATTGTCGGGTACCCCGCAGGACACAAGTACGGTTTCGCGACCCAGCCCTCTTCCCGCTTGATGAACGCCACTAGCTCCGGGGTGATCCCGAAGGGGTTTACTTCTGACGGTCCCATACGCGACCGACGAACCAGAACGCGAGGATGTAGCTGAATAGCTGCATGTCAGTCTCGCTGTACGGCTGGCGAAGCATGAGCTTCGCTGCGACGTAGAGACCCGTGAATATCCAGGTGACCGTAGGCCTAACGAGCGCCGTCGCCAGATCGACGAGCGGAAACTTTTTGCGCGCCTCGACCGTGCTCTCCCGGATGTACCCTTCACGCAGTGACTGTAGTTCACTCTCGCTGACAAACGGCACGATGCCGGTATCAGCACCACGCACACTGCCTAACTTCTGCGTGAACTTGAACTCCAGATTCTGCATCGCTAGCTCGTGTCGGCGATCCAGGTGCCGATCGAGCATGCGCATCGCTTCGGGGGCGGCTCGCATGAGCCCGCCTAACGCCCCGCCAATTATGGCTTCGCTAACCATATCTTCACCATGTTAGCGGCAAACGCTGCGACGGCACCAACGAATCCACCGGCTGTCGCGAGCGCTATACGTTCTCCCTTCCGCTTGTTCTTTTCCGCGAGCAGCGCCTTGACGTCAGCTTTGATCTCGCCGACGTCAGATTGCAGGCCTTTGATGGCCTCTGTATGCTCGCCTAACGTGAATGCTGAATCGCTCATGTTACACCGTCGCTACTGTGACTCGTCCGTGAACGATCTTGATGGAGTCGCCCGCGTCCACGATCGTCGGGATGAACTCTATGAAGTAGAAGCGGTTTGCAGCGACCGTATGCGTTAGGCCGGTTGTCTCTGTGTCGCCTTCGGCTGCGGGCAATGAATGCCCCGCGCTTACCTCGGTGCGAGCACCAGACGTATCGTAGTACGAGAGCCTAACGCTGCATGTCGCATTGTCGACACGCCAGCCGCGGCTCTTGAACGCTGTGATCTTCTGGCCCACACGCAAGTTCCACAGCGGAAGCACAAAGACACCAAGCCCGGTCGGGAACGCGCCGTTTACATAAACGCGCGCCGGGGACCCATCATCGACGAGCGTCCAGCCTTGTCCAAACCCCGTACCGGCAGCGTAGATGTGGTTGTTCGTCGCCGTTAGGTCTTTCACCGCGATATTCTCGACATCCTTTACATCCTGGTCAGCGTCGACGAAGAGTGTGTTTAGGATCGTGTCCCAGGTCCCGATGTCTCCACCTTCTGTCGGGTATATCCAGGCGTAGTTCGCTGTAGCTGGCATTACGGTCGCTCCCCAAATACGCGCGGCAGTCGCTGCGCTTGTCGTTGCAGCAGCCCAAACTCTTCTCGCTCGCGCTGCAGGTTGAGCCCGATCAGGGCCGCGGTATAGCGCTTCTCCCAGTCGGGGTTGCGCTCATCGTGCTCCAACCACGGCGCTGCATGCTGCATAACGCCGTAGAGGTATAGGTCGGGCGCAGTCGCTATCAGCGCCGGGCTTGTTGCCACCGGCACATAGGCCTGCATGTAGATGATCTCACCAGTGTAGCTCGCGTCAGGTGCCGGCACCAGCATCAGCGAGCGATCGAGCACCGCGAAATAGACCGGTTTGCCTGTCGCGGGATACATCGCGCGCAACTCAGCAAGCTGATCTGGTGTGCGCGGCAGCAGCGGAATGTCGGCTGAAGGTACGCCCGTATTGAATCGCAGGCTGCGTACTTCTGCGACCGTCGAAGGCAGCGCGACCGTTGCCGCATTCAGCGTGATCGCCGTGCGAATCGCGCGGTTGCGTAGCTCGCGACGAAGATCGCCCTCAAGCAGGAGGATGAAGCTCGCGATCTTCGTTACGAAGGTCGCGTCGTCTTCACGATCGACGAGGCTCGCCACCTCATTCGTTAGGTCTGCTACGGTGTTAAACGGCACTGACGATCTTCCTCTCTATGAGCGCGTAGGCGTGCTCATGCTGATAGGTGAAGTCACCGATGTGCCCGATCTCTTTCGAGAGATCGTGGTCGATCAGCAACTCGAAACCGTTCGCCTTCGCGTGATACGAGAAGAACGAATCCTCGCCACCAAACTCCGCGGTCTCCTTACGGTACAGCAGATGGAAGTGCGGCAGCGGCAATCTACGGAACACGTCCACCTTCGTTAGGACGCAGCCGAACCCGATGAAGTCCACCGCCTCTAGGCCGTGGCTCTCTGGTTTCGTGTAGACCAACTCGATGACGCCGTCCACCTTCTTCTTCGTGACAGGCACGATCGGCATCTTACGGGTCGTCGCGTTGCACGCAACTATGTCTTTATCGTGCTCCAGCAGGCGCAGCAGCGTATCCGCCGGAAAACGCATGTCGGAGTCGATCCAGAGGATGTGCGTCGCTTCGCTGCCTAACGCCTCTAGCACGATGTTCTGGCGTGTCGAGGGCAGGATCGATCCCTGCAGCATCAGTGGCGATACGACGATGTCCGGCGTGTGGGCGACCGTTGTGCCGACGAGGTGGGCGAGATCGAACGCGAATCCCATCTTCACGCTCTCGCCGGTAGGAATACCGATCAGAACGTGGTAGAGCGCCTTGGGACCTTCGTTAGGTGTTATCATCGTTTGGATACCTTGCCGGGGACAGTGCGCCAGTATTCATTCTCGGGCTGATCGAGCCAGTTGAGCAACCGATCTTCGTCGTCGACGATGCCCTGCTTCTTGAGCCAGTACCAGAGAGCCGCGGGTATCGAGGCGACCTTTATCAGGCCGTCTCTCTTCTTGAAGACCGTGCGCTTATCGAAGTGCCGGAACGACGCCTTATTCATCTCGACGAGCGCCGAGACATCCTGCGTCGTCTCCTGCGTAAGCTGACCGGTCACTCGATCCTCGTGGAGGACCACGCGCCGTCCGCCGATCGGGTCATTCGTTATGAGGCGTTCCATCCTAACGATTCCATCCGAGAGTGATGCCGACGACCACCGCCGGCTTCATCGTGGCAGGATTGATCCCCGCCGCTACACCGACACCCACTTTTGGGATGACGCGCTCCAGGAAGCTAGGCCTTGTGGCTTCGACGAGCCTAACGGCAACATCGCTGAGTCGGCCCGCTGACGGCACGATCGTCGAGAGCGCTGCGCGCAGACTATCGTTTGCCTGCCTCAGCAGCCCCGACGCGACCACCTCTTCCTCGTACGCTTCATGCCAGTCTTCTGCCATAGCGATCGCTTCAGTGAGCACGCTGGAGTCAGTAGGAACGATCACGCGCTCCGTGGCGCGCTTCGCTGCCGCTTTCCCGGCGTTGCTGTGCACTTTCGCTTCCGCTTCCCGCTTCTGTGCCTCTAGCGCCTTCGCTACGGCGCTCTCGACGGCTTCAGCTAGCTGCGCCGCTGCCATCAGTGTCCCCTGCTGCAACACTGCTACTCTCGCTGCCTTTTCGGCCGCGGTAGAGATGCGTTGCGCCACAAACCACAACCCCGCCATCACGCCTAGCAGGAGCCCGACCTTTTTGATAGTCATCGTTAGGCTCCGGTGTGAGAAACCGGACGGCCAGCTTGTGGCCGACCGCCCGGTTCGATCTTCTAGCTAACTGCGGTTTACTCGTCCGCCTGCGGATCGATCATGTCGATGATCGCCTGCGAGATTCCTGCACCCTGGCCCGGCTCGCGAGTCGCGAGCAGCGTGCGCAGGTCGTCGTAGAGGCTTCCCGTACCACCGGCGAGCGTCGCTGCGCC